CCGTATTCTTGGCCTCCGCCAAAGTCTTCTGAGTACTCGCCCTAGTCAAATCCACAGAAGCAGCAGACTGCGCCGCAGCCGCACCGGCCGCGGACGAGTTCTGCATAACCGCCTGGGAACCGCCAGGCGAACTAGCACCACCCTGAGAATAAGCGAGCATCGGATTCAGGCCAGCCGCCTTCATGTCAGAAACGGCACGCTGATAAGACGTATTCGACATCCGCTCCTGAAAATCCATCTGCGCTTGAGACTGCGCAGAATTAGCCTGGTTCGTGTCCTCACCACCCATAAAACCCAAAGCACCACCGACGATAGGCCCGAAAGCCTTCGCCACACCGAGGACGTCATCAAATCCGAACATGGCACCTCCTAGAAATGATCGATCAAACCGGGGACGGAGTACATGGGCATTGGCCGGGCCCACGTCGAATTAAAGAACGAATCGAAAATAAACTGCTGACCGTTCGCCGCAGCTCCAACGGCGACCACCCGGGAAACTGGGGGCGTGTCCTGGATAAAAGTCGTGTTGAGCGTCGGAAGTGAAGTGAACTTCTGAGCAAGATGCCAGTTGTCGATCGTCCCGGCAGACGTGGAGCGAAAAAGACCCGTAATCTGACTGGGGTTATACCGGTACTCATCCCAGCGAGCCTGATACCCAAATACCTGTGCATCTGTGGCGCTGCCATCACAATAAATCTCCTTGTTGAGCACAGCCTGCTCGCCAAGCATCGCAAACACTGGGAAATAAAAATCGTACTGAGTAAGACGCGACCACATCTTACGAAGACCCTGTTGATAAGACAAGTCCGCACGAACCGACACCAAACCAACGATCATGCCGTGTTCGGTAGAGGAATAACTGAAACCATGACCACGTGCAACAAGAGTCCCCATACCTCCCAACTGACCCAATGGCGTAGTTGTACCCGAAGCGGAAGTCCCCGAAGTTTGAGCAATAGGGGAGATCGTGACGGGGGTACTACCACCACCGAGGTATTCCGGCCTCTGGAGACGGAAATCAGGATTGACGACGTTGAAATGAGCACGAATTTTCTCCGTATAACGAGTGCCGCCCCGAGCGTCCCGCTCGAGCAACCGCTGAACCTGGAAAGAAGTACGCAACGCATTGATAGTTGCCGAAGTAGCAGCAGACAAATCCGCGTACAAACCCGAAGGACCGCCACCATACTGCGAAACCGTCGGAACGCCCAAAGCCACATTGGCAGGCGCAGTGGCCCCACTGGGCGCAGTACCTTGCGGCTGATTGAACTGCCCTGTGGTGCCGGTAAACAACTGCGCGGCCTGAGTCGTCAAACCATAAAAGCCCGCGCCGTCAGTCAAACCGAGCGACTTACCATCGCCATAGACAGGAGCCGAAGTACCGAGAGGCAAAGTAACGGCTGTCCCCTTCTGAGCAAACGGCAGACATGAAGTGAAATAATCGGGACGCTTACCACGCCGAAGCAAAACGTAATCGGACAAAGTATCCGGCCCGTTGTCCTTGTCCACGACCACAGAGTTCTGCAAATTCTCATCGCGGAACCATTCGTTGTAAATCAGGTTGTAAGCGCGCGAAAACATCGCGGAAACGGAAACAGTGTTCGCACCACCGACCTGACCAACAGTCGGCAAACCAAAATAATCCCACAAAGAACCCACGGGAAAACCACCGGCGGCAGACACCACCTGGGGGATAGTGTAGGAAATGGAATCGCCAGGATTGTCCTGCTCACCCATCAACTTGACCCAATTCGTCCACACCAGTCGGTTGGGAACAAAAAAGAAAAACGACTCCAAGATCAAATTGTCCATGATCGGATTGATCGGAGTCGCCAGACGGGCAAAGGCCGTCATCGAAAGATTGCAAGTATCGCCGGGAAGCATCTCATCCAGATAAATAGGGATGAGGTAACCAGCGTCAAAAGTCGTCTTGTGCGACTTCTGAATATTAAAACGAGAACGAGGGACATCAGCCCTCGGAACCATCGCAAACTTGTGAACATCCACAGAACGATTCGAAAACATAGCTACTCCCAAAAAAAGTACGTCAAAAAATGACAAACAGGAAGTGAAAAAATAACAAACAAACCCGTATCCAAGGAAAGAACGCGCTGCGAAAAATCCAAGGATACGAGAAAAAAACGCCTAGTGCTGAACAGCAGCAACAGGCGCAACGGTCGCTTCGCTCCCTCCCTGGCTTACAGCCAGAGAACCACAATCCAAAACAAAGTCAGGAAGTGGAAGAAGCTCGAAAGTACCCTTAACGTTATCGAAAGAACCGAGCTTCATAAGATGAAAATCAGCCGGATGCTTGTAAAGCATGGAATCCGTCTGGGGCGAATTGACTTGATCCTGCAAATCACGGATGAAGCCACCTGCCGAAGGCACAAAAACCGGCGAACCAAAAATATCCGCCTTAATGTCACGCAAGCAATACACGGTCAAAATCATACCAAATCCCTTCTCAAAGACCGAAGGCGAGCCAAAGTTACAGCCTCGCGAGCTTCCAGACGCCTCCGGGTTGACTCCTCTGGATGAAGCATTGCACGGTCCTCCCGATCCAGCTGGATCGAGCGGTAACGCTCCGGATGGAGCGATTTCAGCACCTTGTCATAGTAACGGGGTGGCTTGGACTCATGACCGTTCATAACCACCCGGTCAAACGGAAACACATCAGTGTGGCCATATTTCTGAATCCACGAATGGCCAATACCCTTGGCCCGAGACATCTGAATAAATTCCGGCACACGCGGCAAGATCTCTCCCGTCCGCAGATCAATCCGACCCTCTGGCGTGACGTGCGCAATGTCGCCATTGATCTTCTGCATTGCATAGCGAGCGATGTACGCAAAAGACTCGAAAGTAGGATCGCCCACAGTGGAACGACCAGGCTTGGAATGAGGCCAAAGCTTGTCGAGGACCTCTGACGAGTACTGATCGTTCCCCGACTTCGATGTCAAACATAGCTTTTTGTCCAAAAAGTCAAAACCAAAAAGAGCGGCATGATAATGAGGACGCTTATTCAAATCGCCATACTCGCCGCACATAAAAAACCGAACCGGCACCGGGGACCAACGCCGAAGTTTCCGCATAAAAGATTGAAAATGTGGGTAATGCAAATTGCCACCAGACGGCAAATGATCATCATCATAAGTGAGAGTCACAACGGTGTTCACGGCATGCATCTTCGATTCATGAACACACCGAACAGCCCACTGACGCGAATGCTCCAACCGACAGCCCTGACACCTACCACAAGCCAGCTGCATAGGCTGCCCGCCGCATCGCTCATCAAAAAAAACGCCCCCATCGACCTTGAAAGCCGAGAGGGGCGAAAAGCAGGGCATGGCCTTCCCTGCTACAGACGATAGCCGCCGCGCATCGGCGGAGGCGCAATATTGCGAGCTTTCGTCCTAGAAGCGTTGTGTCGAAACTGAGCCACAGAACGGCCCTTATTGGCCGGCATACGTTTAGAAACACGCATAAAAAACTCCTTTAAAAAGAGAGACAAAGACTGCTACAGAACAGAGTGTACCAGTCAGCACATTTATAACAAGGAAAAAATGTGCTTTAGCCCTCCTTCGGAGGGGCAGTTTGTTCCGTTACCGGAACAGTCGCCTGAACAGGCTTGGGAAGAATCCCCAAATCGATAGCCTCCTGGCGGTTGGAATCCACGGCGAGAAAGTCGAGCAACGCGGCAGGATCGTTATGGAATCGAGCCCGCAGCCGGGCCGGGAGCTCCAAGAAACCCTTTTCAGCGGCCATGACCAGGTTAAGGGCGGATTGAAAGTCCTGGACGGCAGTGAAGTCGCCGTACTGCGGCAAAGACGCCGGAGGCTTGAATTGGCCCGTCCTGGCATACCTTTCCATGATGACATTGATATCTGCGTCATCCTTACCGTCCTGAATCGTCCTGGACGGCTCTCCACAAGACAGCCCTGTAGCATCGGAAACCTCCGCAAGATCATAGTTATACGGCGTACGTAAGAAAATCATCGCTGACCACTCCTTGAAATTGATCCACCCGCGCCGCGGATGGTGAGTTCGTTAAACTTCCGAGGGAGTCGAAGACCAACAGAAGCAGCACTGTTAGCCAAGCGCCCCAAAACAGCGGAACCACGATCCGCATAAACACCAACCTTGCCCACATCGCGCCAATACCCGGCATTGGCCCTACTCTCTGGCTGCTCCAACTCCGCCAAAATCGCCCTAGCTGTCAACTCACGAGCATGAGCAACCTGAGAATTGCGTTCGTTCTCAAAATAATCCGGGTGATTCCGATTAAACGTGAAATCACCCTCCGCCCGGGTGCGAAAACCCTGCTGATAAACCAGCTGAGCATCCCCACGCCCAATTTCATGAGCGTTAGCCTCGCGAGCCCTACGAGCAAGCTCATCCGTATGAGCCGCAGAGGAAACACCACCAAGAACCCGCTGTTTATAATCAGCAATACGAGCTTCGGCCTCTGCCTCCGTATTCTTGGCCTCCGCCAAAGTCTTCTGAGTACTCGCCCTAGTCAAATCCACAGAAGCAGCAGACTGCGCCGCAGCCGCACCGGCCGCGGACGAGTTCTGCATAACCGCCTGGGAACC